ACCGTCGCGGTGGCGGACGAGACGGAGGTGAATGAGATCAGGTCGGCAAACGTCGCGTCATCCGCCGAGTCCTGAACCTTGATCGTGACTGCCGCGTCAAGCGTGTTAGCGGTGACATGAAGGTTCCCCATGCCGCCGTTCGCGGTCGACGCCGCGTTGTCAGCCGACGCGAGGTCGCCGAGCGACCCGAACGCGATCGACGCGCCGGTCGACAACTGGACACCGGACTGGATCGAGTAGGTGAGGTTCGCGGTCGTGTCGGTCGAGGCGTTGAAGTCGGCGGTGATCGTCACGATGTCCGCTACCGGCGACGAAATCGAGTACGACGTCTGGTGGGCTTTCGCGAGGATCGCCCGGTTGCCGATCGTGCCGTCGTCAAGGTTCACGGTGAGGATCGGCGTCGTCGCCGACCCGAGGATCGCGGACAGTTCCTCGTCGGAGCCGTCGGCGTCCTGCGAGAACATGCCGGACAGCGACAGGGTGCCGTCGGACAGGCCGACGATGTACGACTTCGAGGTCGATCCGAACGACGTCGTTTCGGCGGTGTCGGTGGTGCGGCTCATGTCCGCCGAGTTGAAGAACGACGACAGGTCGAACTCGTCGAGCAGGACTCCGGTCCCTTTACCGTGAACGAACGTGGGCATCAGTCGATCTCCTCATCGAAGTCGTCGAGGTCGTCGTCGTCGAGATCATCGAGGATGTCGTCGTCGACGTCGGGCTCGGGTGCGGGTTCCGGCTCGGGTGCCGGGGCGAACTTGGCGCTCTTGCCATTATCTGCTTCGAGGAGTCCCTTGTCGATCAGCCATTGGGCCTTCGCCTGAGTCATCTCGATGATGTCGCCCGGCTCGTAACGGCGACCGCCAGCGTCGATCCCTCGATCGCCCTCGGGTCCGCCTGTCACTCTGAACTTCATCCGGTCCTGTCTCCTCGATAGGTAGGCGCAGGAGTCGTGAGCGACTGACGGTCACGGCGGACACCTGCGGCGACGAGCGCACTACTGGCTGGTGATGCTACGCCTCGGGAGTTCCTGGTCGTTGTAGCGCCGCAACCCCGCGTGAATACAGGGTCAGATTCCCTGTTGACTTATGGCGAATCCTGAGTGATACTGGTGCTAGTGGGAGAAACAAACGAAAGGAGAATCCCATGACCAACAAGACCACCACCACCACCACCGAGGCACCAGCCCTCATCACCCGCCTCCGCGAAGGAGACGAACAGCACCTGAACCCGCTCCGCGACGCACTCAACGCAGTCCTGCTCGCCAACCGGGGTCTCCGCAAGCACGCTGATCGCGTCATCGAGAGCACGAACGCCCTGCTGGAGGAGGCGACCACCGGCCATTGTTTCCCGCAGACCAGCATCGGCGTCAGGATGTTCCACGATCCGACCGAGGACGCGAGCATCATGGCTTCCGCCGCCGCCGCGCAACGCGAAGCGATGAAGGCGGTCTACATGGTCGCCGACGCGCTCGGGTTCGAGACCGACCTTCAGAAGTCCACGGCGATCGAGGACGCCATCCGTTACCTCTGCGAGAACTCCGCCGACTGGAGGTGCTACGTCTGATGAGCCTCACAGTCACCATCCGACCAGCCGCAGTCGAGGCGCTCACCTGCCCGACCGTCAAGGACGCCCTCGCTGACGGACGAGACACCTACCACGGACGGCTCGTCACCTTCACCGAGGCCAACGTCATCCGAGCAGTCGCCGACGACGCCGACCGCGCGGCCAGCAACCTTGAGGAGGAGGGCAAGGGCGGCACCGCTCGAGGGCTCCGCAACCTTCGCGACAAGTGCCTCACGGCTCTCGACAACCCGACCGTCACCGAGGAGACAGCAACAACCCTCGATGACGGACGCCACCTCGAAGTCGGCGACGAGTTCTCAGTCAAGGGCGTCGGGCGATTCCGCCTGAAGAAGATTCGCGACAACGGCGAACTCAACGCATGGGGGCCGATCGAGTCCGGTGGCACGATCCCGAACGGTGGCATGAGGTCGTTCCGACCGGACAGCGTAAGCACCGTCCACACGAAGAAGCGAGCACAGGACGCGGTCCGACAGGAGGCGTCGTGAATCACGGCATCGTGAGTTACTGCGACAACTGTCTCGTCGAGACCCCGTCGCACAAACTGGCCTACCTTGATCTCGGAGGACATCTCGACACTCGTGGCGTGTTCGCGCCGCGATGGGTCGAAGCCTGTCCCAAGTGCGTTCCGATGCTCGAGGCGCGAGGTTTCATGGTCGGAGCGGCATCGTGAGCGACCTCGTGTTCATCTTCACCCCGCCGGGCGTGTTCCTGCTCGCGCTACTGATCGCTGTGATCGTCGACAAACTCACCGGAAGGAACGGAAGATGATCGACCTACTTCAGACCATCAGCATCGCGGGCCTCGCGCTCGCTCTCGCGCTTCACGCAAGCGGGAAGGCAGGCCGGTAATGCCAACGTACGTCTATCACAAGCCGACGGGCAGGCACTTCCCTATTCACGAAGCGGTCGTGTTCTTTCACAACGACACCTGCCGCGACCCGATCAACCATGAGTTCGCCGAACGGTACGGCGAGAGTATCGCCCGCGTCATCACCGACGAGGAGATCAGAGAAAGAGAAGAGGAGGACTGACATGACCGGTGACACGACGTTTGACGAGCCCGCGCCGGTACCGGGGTTCTCGACAAAGATCGACGCGCAGTCAATCGACGCCCGCCTGCCCGACGGCGAAGTGTTGGTCGAGGTGTACGCCGACGGCCAAGTCCACCTCGCGTTCCGCGAAGCATCTCACCACGGCTGGCCTGCCGGAGCATGGACGGTCCTACCCGGATCGTTCCAGTAACCTACGACACGACCGGTACCGATGCGATACACTTTCGGCAGGAGCGACTATGGCCACGATCCTCGAACGACTCAGGACGAACCGTCACGGCGTCGACTACTCCATCGCCACTCTGCTCGAAGAAGCCGCTCGCGAGATCGAGCGACTGGTCGAGGAGTGCGATACCTACCGTCAGGCGGCGCAGTACCTCAACGGCACCTCGTCGTCCGTCGAGTGGCCCGACGACGTCTGACCGTCATCATCCTGTAACCTAGAAACTCATGCGCGTGTGTCTCGCGGTTGTTGCCGCCGCTACTCTGTTCTCGTCGTGCGGGGCTGGAGCCTCCTTTCAGGGTTCTCCCACAAGTACCCAAGCCTCCGCCCCGCACGACGTACCACCTTCCGACGCTCCGGTTGCCGTTTCGTTCCAGACGACCGTAGAAGCCCCTGTGTGGTCTGTTCCGGCTTCTCCGCCCTCTCGACCGTGGACACATCCCGACCCTCAGCCACGCCCCGCAGGGCCGGTCATCCGAGCGGCAGAGTTGCCGTCGCATCGTTCGAGCGCACCTGACTGGCGATGCGACGAGTGGATGCCGCTCGCGGTCAACGTCGGATGGCCTGAGGAGGAACTTCCGAAGTTGTCGTACGCCATCTACCGCGAGTCGCGATGTCGTCCCGACCAGCACAACGCCGACGACCCGATGGGCGGCTCAAACGGGCTGGTCCAGATCAACCGGTTCTGGTGCCGTCCTTCCCAATACTGGCCGGACGGATGGCTTCAGACTCAGGGTGTCCTCGACGACTGCGACGACCTCTTTGACCCTGAGGTGAACCTCACCGCCGCCTACGCGATCTGGCAGAACTCCGGCTGGTCGCCGTGGAATCTCTAACGGTCGCCGAGGTCCGACTGGTTGTCCGCCTTACAGCGTGAACACTTGATGAGCCACGGCGCGGTGACAATCTCGGCGAGCAGTCGAGAGCAGTTCGCGCACCGAACCTTGTGGCGGGTCTTCCGCTTCGACTCGGGCTTCGACCGAATCTCCGCGTACGGGTCCGGCGGAATGCTCATGTCGCCTTCTGTATCCGAAAGTTCTGCGCGAAGATGACACGATCAGCGGAGTCGCGTTCGAGCGGGAACGGTGACTGGATCGCGGCGACACGGTGATAAAGGGTGGAGGTCAACGTCTCGTTGAGTACCGCTTCGAGCGCAGTCCAGACAGAAAGCGCAAGCGTGTTGGCCGACGAGTAGCCGGGCGCGCGGACGTTGACCTGAATCCGAGGTTGCTCTACCGGAGGCATCGCGTCCCCACCCATCACCGACACCGGTGTCTCGCCGCCGTACTCATAGAGAGCAACACAAGTGTCGGGGCTGTCGGGCAGGCGACCGAGGAACAGGTTGGTGCCGAGGGTTAGCGAACCGACCTGAGCGGCAAGGTAAGTGCCGATGTCGTCTAGGGTCGCCATCAGCCTCGTCCTCTCGACTCGATGGCGTTGTACTTGGCTCTAACAAGACGGACGAGACCTTCAGGGTAGTTAGAGGTCTCCGCAAGGAACGGGAACTCTAGGTACTTGGGTGAACCGCCGGGAGTGCCGGGAGCGGTAGGTCCTGCTCCGCCGCGCGCACGCGACGGGTGATAGAGGTCAAGTTTCTCATGCTGGTACAGGGCATACGGGGCGGTGTAGTTGATGCTGATTTCTGGCGTAGTGCCGGAAGCCGCCTGCGCTTCGTTGTCCGGTACATACCTGATCGAACCCTTGAGGTTCCCGTCGTCGATCGGTATTAGTTCTTGAGAGTCGTCGCCGATGAGATGCGCCGCCGTCCATAGGGCGCGACCAAGCGCGTAACTGAGAGCGTCGATGTTGGCGTTCACCGCGTCACCGAACTCTTTCACGCCCGAGATGTCGATTGTGACGCCGCCGCTTGCCATCAGCCATCCCCCAGAGACACGACGACGAACTGCTTACCCTGCTCGTCCCAGCGTTCGTCGATCTCGATGATCGGACGGATCGAGCCGTCCGGGAACTCGATCTCGTCATCCATGCCGAGCGACAGAGCCGACGACGGGATGTACGCCTTGTATTCGATGACGCGCTCGTTGCGTTCGAGATCGGCGTTCTCGACGGTGACCTTCTGAATGTACGCCGCGTACTCGGTTGCGGAGCCGGAGTACTGGGCCTCGCCGTAGTTGTTCAGCGACGACAGGACACGGATGTTGACCGCCCGGGTGGTGAGCGGCTTCAGCGCCGTCAGGAACGCCGTCGACGCGGGCATGGTCAGTCAGCCCCGGGACCGAAGTACTGGACGCCACGGATCGTCTGAGAGCGTCCGCCGTCGCGCACGTTCTCGAACTGGCCGGACGAGAACCACGACCGGAACAGGTCCGAGTTCTCCTCGTCGATGTCCTTGTCGGAGATCGTGATGCCGCCCGCGTACGGGATCGGGACTCCGCCCTCGCGTCCGGAGAGCGCCTTGAGTGACGCCGCTTGCTCGCGGTACGCCTTCGCTCGCTGACTCATCGAGACCGACAGGTCGCCGATCTGCTTGTCGGCCTCGCGCGCGAGTTTCGACGCGATCGTGAGACAGCATCGGTAGGCGGCGTCGTACAGCGCGGTCGTCCCGGTCGAGGTGCCGGACGCTTCCGAGTTGACCCATGCGATCTCCTCGTCGGTCAACAGTTGGTCGGTCGTGTCGGTGTCACCGATCAGGAATCTGATCGCGTCACGAGCGTTCGCGGACGGGTCGCCCGCATAGGTCCATGTCATGAGATGCTCCCGTCATAGGCGACTTGTTCGGTGCCTTGTAGCCCGAACGTCCCGCCGATGACGTTGATCCAGCGGTTCGTGGCGGCGTGCCATTGGAGGAGGTCGCCGTCGGCAAGGTTCTCGATGAAGACGTCCTCGGTCTCGGTGAGTTTCGCGCCCCATGTCGGACGGACGACGAGCGTCCCGTTCGACTTCGAGTTGAGTGCGAGCGCGACCGTGACGATGTTGTTCGGCGCGGCAGGCGCGGTCGCGGTCAACGCACCGGCGCTCGACGCCGACGCGAAGAGGATGTCTCCTTCGGTGTAGCCGCTGGTGTCGATCTTCATCAGTTTCCCGAAGTGGAGGACATGAAAGAAGTCGCCCGACGTCGCGTCCTTCGCGGCGATCCCGAGGATGCGCTTCGAGTCGTAGGTGCCGTCAGCGAGGAATGGGCGGACGAGGATGTGACCGGACGCGCCCTCGGTGCCGTGCGCGTACACAACCTGTCCTCGGGTGATCGTCGCGTCAGCCTTGACGTAGTAGTAGACCTCCTGT